AAACGATAAAATCGAAAAGGCCAAAATCGAAGAGGTAGATCTTACTGAAGAGGAAAATAAGGGCCAATTAAGGACATACGAGGACGACATCCTCAAAGGATTGCTGGCAGCAGCAAACTACAAGACTGAGGAAGACAACATTCAAACAATCGAGATCGCCAGAAACGGTGTAGTTCTCTTTAAATTCCGCATTCGTCCTTTGACCGAGGAAGAATACCAGACCTGCAAAGAGAAGTACACGAAATACCTCAGAAACAAGCAACTTGGCATTAAATTCCCTGAATACACCGACACTGTAAGATACAGAAGTGCCTTGATTTACCAGGCAACCATAGAGGAAGACAGGGCAAAGATCTGGGACAACAAGAGCGCATGGAAAGCCTTAAATGTGCTCAATGGTGTGGACCTTATAGACAAGACCCTGCTTGCCGGAGAGAAGGACGCTGTGCTTGAACTTATCGACAAAATCAGCGGTTATTCAGTCACTGCGGAGGAAACAGCAAAAAACTAATAAAAGCCGGGGGAATGGCCACCCTGCTTCATCACATATTCCAGCGGATGGGCATTCCTCCGGACGAGGTTATGGCCAAACCGCCAGGAGTAAGAGCTTTCATGTTAGCCTCTATGCGCGTGCAGCTTGAGGAAGAAAATAATTCAGAAACAGACGAATAACCTCTTTGCTGGATTTCGTGCAGCAATGAGATTATGGGCAGAGGCAATGAAATGAGAAAACTTGATCTTACAGGGCAGCGCTTCGGAAGGCTGGTAGTAATTAAAGAAGCAGGGCGCTCATCCGATGGGCGCGTAAGGTGGCTATGTAAATGCGATTGCGGAAATTATACGTCCACTCCAAGCACTAAGACACTGCGAAATGGAACCTGCAGAAGCTGTGGATGCATACAAGAAGAAAACAGACTGACTTGTAGAAAAATCGAAATGAAAGGACGCAGATTCGGTCAGCTTACTGTAATCGAAGAGGGAACGAAAACTGGAAAAGAAACTATGTGGGTTTGTGTTTTTGACTGCGGAAATAAAGTTACGGTGAACGGAAATAGCCTTCGACAAGGAAAAACTGTGAGCTGCGGGTGTCATCGTAAGACGCTACTTGTAACTCATGGTCTCTACCAAACGAGATTGCATAGGATATGGAGAGGGATGAAACAACGATGCAGCAATCCAAATAAACAGCATTATGATCGATACGGAGGACGTGGTATCAAGGTATGTGATGAATGGGAGAATGACTTCCAAGCTTTCTATAACTGGGCAATGTCCAACGGATACCGCGATGATCTTACTATCGATCGCATAGATAATGATGGAGATTATGAACCATCAAACTGCCAGTGGATAACACAGGCTGAAAATACAAGCAAAGCTATAAGGAACAGGAAAAAATAATACACAGCAAAAGAGCTGTCCTGAACAAGGAGGCTCTTTTTTTGTGAGAAAGGAGGAAAGAATGGCAGAGGTTTTCAGGATCGAGATCCCAATTAGTGTCGAGGACAAGACGGATCCTGGCGTCTCCCAGGCAACGCGGAAGATAAATGGATTTGATAAGGCCAACCAAAAGACACAGGAACGTTTGGACAAAATGAACAGAACAAAATACCAGGTGGTAGTGGACGCTTTAGACAAGGCCAGCGGCGTATTGAATCGCATTGGAACCACAGTCAAAGGGATAGCAGGCAAGGCATGGAAAGTAACACTAAAGGCTGTTGACTTTGCAACCGCCCCGATAAGAGGAATTATTAATATTCTGAAAAACCCCATCTTTCAAATCGGAGCGACCATAGGGATAACCGTAGGACTCGAAGACACCATAGATACATTTGCCAGCTTTGAAGCAACAATGAGCAAGGTAAAAGCTATAAGCGGAGCTACAGCGGGTGAGTTCGAAGCCTTAAATGCGAAGGCAAAAGAGATGGGCGCTACGACAAAGTTCACGGCGTCCGAAGCAGGGGATGCATTCACCTATATGGCAATGGCCGGGTGGGATGCAGAGAAAATGCTAGGCGGAATAAGCGGAATAATGAGCCTGGCAGCAGCAGATGGCCTTGATCTTGCGACAACATGTGATATTGTAACCGATGCAATAACGGCATTTGGACTTCAAGCATCAGACAGCTCGCGCTTTGCGGATGTCCTGGCTACAGCGTCCTCCAGCGCCAATACCAACGTATCGATGTTGGGCGAATCATTCAAATACGTCGCACCTTTGGCGGGAGCAATGAAATACAGCGTAGAAGATGTGGCGCTAGCGCTAGGACTGATGGCCAATGCATCGGTAAAAGGAAGTATGGCGGGAACAAGTCTAAAGACCGCACTAGCAAACATGGCGGCACCAACGGACTCCATGGCCAAGGTAATGAAGAAATATAACATTTCTTTAACAGACACCGACGGAAACATGAAGTCCTTAAGAGATGTTTTAAGTAACGTAAGGGCCGAATTCAGGAAACTAGGAGAGGCAGAGCAGACAGCAGCAGCAAAAACGTTGTTCGGAAAAGAAGCAATGGCTGGTATGTTGGCGATAATCAACGCATCCCAGGAAGACTACGACAAGTTGGTAGAGGCGATAGATAACGCAGACGGAGCGGCAGAACGTATGGCAGCAACTATGCTTGACAATTTATCTGGTTCATTTACGCTTTTACAAAGTGCAGCTGATGGCGTAAAAATAACCATAGGTGGACGGCTGAAGCCTTACATAATGAGCTTCACTTCATGGCTAACAGGTAAAATGCCCGATATTGAAAGAGCTGCAGGGAGGGCCATGGATTTTATAGATGATAAAATAGCAGGGCTTTCTAAAAACATAAAAAGTCTCACGGAGAGCGAAGCCTGGAGCAGCGCTGACACGTGGGGAAAAGTTAAATTGTCGTGGGAAAAAATAATAGCTGAACCGTTTAACGAATGGTGGAGTTCAACAGGCAAAACATGGTTAGCAGACAAAGCAAGCAAGATAGGAGAAGGAATAGGAACTGCGCTCTCGGCCGGACTACTGGCCATACTTGGAATAGACGCCAAAGGCGCCGTTGAGGACGGAACCAGCATAGGCGCTTCCTTTGCTGAAGGCTTCAGCAAAGGATTTGACGGAAAGAAGGTAGGAGAGGCGATCCTGAACGCCATCAAAGGCGTATTTAAGGACGCAGGAACTCTACTCCCAGGAGGAGAGGAAGCAAGCTCGACATCCTGGCTGTCAGCCGGAGCAATAGCGCTGGCATTTCAAAAGCTCGGCATTTTCAAGCTATTAGGCAAAGGCGGAAAGGGATTAATAAATCTCTTCGGAAAAGGCAGCAAGAGCGGAGCGCCAGATAGCACAGGGATACCATCAGCCTACGGAACAGACACCATGTATGTAACAGCCTCAATAGTTTACGTTTATGGAAAGACAATCCAGGGCCCAGGCGGAGGTTCCCCGACAGGAGGACCGCCTATGGGAGGATATCCTTCACTGCCAACAGGAGGAAAACCGCCAGCATTACCACCGGCCGGAGGATCACCAGTGGCACTCCCAGGACCTGCAGGAGCAGCAGGAAAGGCAATAAACACAGTGCAACTGTCCAACGGAACATATGTGGCCACAGGCGGAGCATTGGCAACCGGCCTGGCAAAGACCGGCGTAGCACTTGGTAGCGGAGCAACAACTGCCGGCGGAGCCATAGCAGCTGGAGCTTCAAGCGTACTGGGAGGCGCGCTCGGCATTGCTGGACTTGGAGCTGGAGCAATAGACATTTACCAGGGTACCAAAAAGACAGGGAAAGAAGCGAAGGACGAATACTGGCAGGGCGGAACCAAGATAGGCATGGTAGGAGCAGGAGCCGGCATAGGCGCCGCGGTAGGCTCGGTGGTGCCGGTAGTAGGAACAGGTGTAGGAGCGCTTGTAGGAGCCGGAATCGGCGGCGCAGCGGCGCTTTTAACCGGAGATAAAGCCGGCAAAGCCCTATCAGACGCAACGGACAAAGACGGAGCTTTATCAAAGTTCTGGGAAAACACAAAGCAATGGGCAAGCAACACATGGGACTCCATCAAGACCGGAGCTTCAAACGCCGGATCCTGGGTGGCCGAGAAGTGGAACGCGGCTGGAGATTGGATCAGCAACAAATGGAGTAGCTTCAGCGAATGGTTCAA